GTTAATCAAGGGAGTACTTCTGAAGTACAGGGGGGTACTCCAAAAGTACACAATACTAAAGATAAAACTAAACAAGTATATATATTAGATTACGAGAAAATTTATGAGATATATAAATCTAAGTGCGATAAAAAATATTTTACACATTCTGCTAACTCATATCTTATTAGAAACAGATGGAATGAATTAAAACAATTAGCAAGGAAAGGATTGGTCTCGCCTAAGACGGGAAAAAAATTAGACCTAACAACAGTAGAGTTTTGGGAATCCTATTTTGAGATAGCAAACAATTCTAAGTACTACCAAAACAGGTTAGACGGTTTGTTAAAAGGCAAGCCCGATTGTAGGACCCTATTATCACCAACACAATTTAATTCAATCATAGAGAGGAAACATGGATAAGAAAATTTTTGATAAAGAACTAGAAGGCAACATCATTGCTGCCATGATTATGGAAAGATGGTGCTTTGAAGCAGCACAAGAAAAAGGAATAGCACCGGATGACTTTGTGCACCCAGCATTTAACAAGGCTTACAGCATTATGTTTACAAACAATGTAAATGATTATGTAAGCATATCTTCTGCTATGGACAACGAAATGCAGGCACAAGAAATTAAAGAAGAGGTTCTTGGTTTTATATCATCAGCCTCTTTTACTCACTGGCTTACTCTCTTGTTGGTTAAGTCAGCACACAGGAAATTAAATAATCTTGGAGACGAAATACCAAAGATTGTCCACGAAGACGGAAGCATTGAAGAGAAGATAGATAGAGTTAATGCCAAGCTAATGGAAAACAAGATTACAAAAAACTTTGGTATTCCTAAGTTAGCTAAAGATATATCCGTCAACATCATGGATGAACTGTCTCAATCGGGGGAAAGTAAAACAACCATCAAAACAGGATTCACCAATGTAGATGACAAGATCCATGGATTTAAACCCGGGGATCTAATTGTTATAGCTGGAAGACCTGCCATGGGTAAAACTACTTTCGCAATGAATGTTGCAACCAACAATGCACTGGCTGGCAAGAACGTGCTTGTGTTTAGTTTGGAGATGACTAACGAGCAGCTGCTTAAAAAAATAATAAGCTCAATCTCAGAGGTTCCCATGGACAATGTTTTAAAAAATAATATGGATCAAAATCAAACCAAGAAGTTTGTTGATGCGATGCAGATGATTAACGAAACCAGCCTTTATCTTTTTGACAACGCACCAGTAACCATTGAAACATTGATTAACAAAACCAACTCACTGGCTGTATCTAAAAAAATAGATCTGATAGTGGTAGATTATTTGCAACTTCTTATGACATCTTCCAAGGCTCCAACCAATAGTGACTCAAGAGCCGCATCTATGACTTACATTTCCAATCTTCTGAAGGGGCTGGCGAAACAAGTTTCGTGCCCAATAATTGCTTTGTCTCAATTAAACCGTGGTGTTGAGGGTAGAACCGATAAACGTCCGGTCCTTTCGGATCTAAGAGACTCGGGATCTATTGAACAAGACGCAGATATGGTAGCCATGCTTTACCGGGATGGTTACTACACGGACAACCCAAGTGATACATCATCAGAAATTATATTTAGGAAAAATAGACTAGGAGATATTGGCACCTTTGGTTTATCATTCCAAGGCGAGATCTCAAAGTTCTCATCTACGTTAGATGAGATATTTGGGGGCAGCAATAAAGTTAAAGACCTATACGAGCAAATATGAATCAAGAAGAAAACTTTCATCAAATGCTTAGGGACATCATTCCTAAGATCCAAGAAACAAGAATTAACGTACTCAAAGCAGAAGCCAATCTTAAAAAAGTTTTTTGGATTCAGTTATGCATAGCCAAGGACGACGGGGAAAGAAGTTACAACGCACAGAAATCTAAAGCCGAAGCCTCAGAGGATTACTACACAGCATCAATGGGAGTAGCAACAGCCAAGGCTAGTCTTGATGCATTACAGACAGAGAAGGCTGCGGTTGATATGCAGTTCGAGGAATGGCGTACCAAGATGGCTAACCTAAGAATGGAGAGATCTAGGTATGGTGCTTAAAGGTAAGGCACCAAACAAAGAAGAGAGAGACTGGATGGGTGCAATTGCAAACATGGGTTGCATAGTTTGCTGGGATCAGTTTGATACCTTTAGCCCAGCTGAAATACATCACATTGATGGCAAAACAAAACCCGGAGCACATTTAAACACAATACCCTTGTGTTTTAGACATCATAGGGAGGGAGTAAACAATGATATGTACGTCTCACGCCACCCATACTTACATGAGTTTGAAAAAAGATATGGAAGCCAAGAAAGTTTATTAATTAAAACCAAGGAGCGTTTATGAAATGTTATCACTGTAATACTGAATTAATTTGGGGCGGAGATCACGATATCGAGGAAAGAGAAAATGATTTTTCTATGGTTTCAAATTTAAGCTGCCCAAATTGTGAAAGTTTTATTGAGGTTTATTATAAAAAAAATAAGGAGCAACAATGAGTTATTTAGCAATGCATGACGAGCACACAACCAAAATTAAAAAGAATCAAAAGGACAATATAAATCCCAGCCATTATCGAACCGGAGATATAGAGTGCATTGATGCAATCGAAGCCAGTATGACAAAAGAGGCATTTAGGGGATACTGCAAGGGAAACATACTGAAGTATGTTTGGAGGTATGAAAATAAAAATCTAGAAGAGGACCTAAAAAAATCTCAGTGGTACACAGCTAGACTTATAAAAACTTATGAAACATAGAAATGATATGGGTAACATTGATGTTGCTGGATACGCTAACGCAATTGGCAAACTCAAAACCCACAAGGAAAGACTGGCTTATATGTCTGATCTGACTTTAGGTTTTCAAAAGTTGTGTTATCTTTTATCTATGCAAATGTCTTTGCCCGAGACTATTGCTAACCTCCCATCTCGGGAGGAAAGACAAAAGGCTTGGGAAGAGTTGCCCGAGAACTCAATGAAGGACATGGTTAAGCATAGAGTGATAACTATATTTAAAAAAGCGAGGTGATCTAAATGCCGGGAATGAGAGGAAAAGGAAAAAAGAAAAAGAAAGGTGGAAAGAAAAAATCAAGAGGTTGATTGGACTGACTACTTCAATTCTATAAAGACGGTATGTCCGCATAGCATTGAGTCCTTTGAAGGGAACAGGGTAAAACTTGTTCCTTTTTTTAATTTGCTTAACGAGCCTACATGGATTAACTATGTATACAAATTTGATGCATTGCTCTTTATAGGCGATAATAAAGTATCACTAGGTTTATTAAAAAACCTTGTAGATTATTTGGACAATGTTTATAAAGATCTAGAATTTTTTTATTCATATCCATACGAGGGTAAATACTCAACCCCAGTGCCATGTTTAATTGTGCAAAACAAAAGCACGTTAGACGCAGCAAGAAAAGAGTATAAAGAAAAACTAACGGAGTGAACTATGGAATGGTTAGCATTAATTTTATTAGCTGTAGCAGCTGGTTACATTATTAGAAAACACAAGCCAACTTGGTGGAATAAATTATTATTTTGGAAATAAATGGTAAAGAAAACCACAAAGAGAAAATTCTCTAAGGTCCGAAAGACTAAGAGTGGTGTTCCACTAAAATACTTAGCCGGTTTAACCGGGGAAAAAAGAAAACAGCGAGAGAGAGAAATACTCAAAGCTAAGAGGCAGTATAAATCAGGAAGCCTCTCAAGATCCTCAATGAATCGCCTAGCTAAATCAAGGGCAAAAGATGGCAGCAAAAAGAAAAAGTAGCACCGACACAACTCTTAAGAACATGTCAAAAAAATACAATGTACCCGTTGGCATTTTAAAACAAGTTGTTAAAAGAGGCAGGGGTGCTTTTTATTCTAGCGGATCTAGACCCGGACAGACCCCAACATCTTGGGGCGTTGCAAGAGCTAGATCTTTTGCATCAGGCAAGGGTGGAGCAAGGAAGGCTGACGCAGATCTTTGGAAAAAAGTTAAAGCAAGGAGAAAGTAATGGCTACTGTTAAAGATGCTAAAAGAGTTTCGGGTGGAGTAGAGTACAGGGGTAAGAAGTATCCCGGATTTAATAAGCCAATGCAGTACCGTGGTTCCGGTAATTACAAACAAACCGTCCTCGCAAAGAAGGGCGACAAGATTAAGGTAGTGAATTTTGGACACAAGGGTTATGGTCATAATTATAGTTCTGAGGCTAGGAAGTCCTATCTTGCACGATCTGCTGGAATTAGAAACAAAAGTGGCGGGCTTACCAAGGACGATAAATTCTCGGCAAACCACTGGGCAAGAAAAGTTCTATGGGCTGGAAAAGGAAAGACCAAAAAATCTCCACCTAAAAAATGATCTTATATACTGAGAAGCAACTCAGAGACGCTTATCACAATCACAAAATACTTTTAAAAAAAAATAAAATTGATGTACCAACATTAGAAGAGTTTAGATTAATTTTTGAAGACTACTACAAAGATTATTATGGAGGGCAGGGTGAGCAAAAAAAATATATTAATTGAAGAGCTGAGGGGTGCTGGAATGTCAGACCCCGTTGTCAAATGGATTCCAAGAAATCCTATGGGTAGAAAAACTGGCAAGGTTACTGGATGGGTTTATCGTGAGTATGAGGAAAAGCTTTGGAGAAAGCTTGGGGATAACTTCGAGGAAGCTAAGACTGCAACCAAGGATGTTGCATCGTGAAAATATTTGCTACTGAATTTGAGCATGACGGCAAGAGTTATGCTGGTCCCAACATCATTGCACGGGACTTTGAGCAGGCTGAATCTATTGCTGAATTGAAAGGTATTACAGTTGTTGGTGAATTGACTGACTATGTCTATCTAGAAGACGACCAGCCCAGCACGAGGACTCTTCACTAATGGGTGATTTAGTTTATATACATAGATCCAAGGAGAAGTGGATCGATATAAAAGAAGAGCCCTTGCCGAATGAGGAATTTTGTTTGTTGTTTGCAAGAGGTACGGCTGACGCACCTATCATGGAATTGTTATCACCCGACACTGATAAGCAAATAACCATGACTTTTTTATCTTCGCTTGGTATTAGACCGCTGTATTGGATGAGGATTCCCGAGCCGCCTGTGCGGGGAAAAAAAGAAAAGAGTACCTAAACCCTATCTTATTTTTAATATAACGTCAGAGACAATCTCCATAGCTCTTAACGCTAATCTTATATCTTGTTCAGATAAGTCTGATGGAAGGTTATCTATAAGCCTTGTAAAAGAATGATCTATCGTCTCGTCTTCTTTTAAATGTCTTGCGACTTCGGTAATGGCTTCTTTTAATAACATAGGAACCTTCTAGGATATCAAAAAAAAAGCAAGCCACAATATGCAGCTTGCTTAAAAAGTTATTTTATTTATCGAAAAACAATTGACTTACAGAATCTTTGGCATGGTAGTAAAGTTGAGCTGCTGTTTTTTGCTTAACCTCATAACCAAGATTACTTAGTTCTGCGTGGAGCCCGTTTAGACTTAGGTCGGGGTTTCGCTCTACGATTTTTACTGACAGTTCTGTTATTTTTTCTGCTTGTTTTTTTAACATGCTTAACAACCTTTGGGCTGAGCCCAATTAAATTTTGAATTTCCTCTCTAGTCATAACAGCCCAGTAAGCTGCGATGTTCCAAAGAACAAACAAAAATAAAACTATATAAAAAGTTTCCATAATTATTTCCTCCTCAGAACATCATACATGAGAGCCTATCTAGACAAGAACTTATTAACAAAGTCCCAGCGTCTTAGTGCTGGATCTCCTGTTTCTGTCTTTGGTTTCTTACGCCCATCAAAGAACTCTGTCTCTGACCTGCCGCTATGATAATCAACCCTAAAGAAATCACTGTGTTCCGGATCTCTTTTGTTGACGTGGAGATACAGTTGACGAACTGACTGGTCCATCAATTGATCTATCTTTTCTTGATCAAGCTCTTGCTTGGCTTTGTCAGTGACGTCTTTATATTGAGTCATGCTACCTCCTTGGTATTAACATATTGCTTTAAAAATTTAGCAACCTCTATTATAGCATCACCGCCAATTGACCACTCGGGAACGCCGCTATGTAAATCAAGACCGCATCCGTCACCAATAGGACCTCCATAGTTATCACTTAGAAGATCTTCAATGTAATAGCTTGAAGCCATTTGTGGACCGTCATAGAAAACAACAATATCTTCATCTGTGTTAATTTCTATCATCCATTTTCTTTTGGTTTCCGGATCCACAAAACGCATCCATGTATCAGTTTTTCTAATATCCACTATGCCACCTCCCTTTGTTTGGCTCTACGTTGTTTTGCTGCATTGTTATTTGCAACTCTAATCTCTTCATTGTGTTGTGCAAACCACTTTTGATGTAAGGCTTTTTTAACCTCAGCATTACTAAAGGGCGTATCGTTGCTTATGAGCTCCATATCACCGATCTTAATAATTCTGCTGGTATGTTTATGCCATAACTCATCTTTGAATTTAAAGCTGGTATTGCGGTTATAAAAAATAAAGCACATTCCATGACCCCAAATCTTCTGCGGGTCTTTGTGCTCACTAGACCAACCTCCGGAGTGCCCAGCACTCCCAAGGTCGTTCTCTTCGCTAAGATTGAAATACTCTTCGATGGTCTCTTCTTTAGTTCTCATCGACATACTCCCAATCAGTTACATCTTCAAAAAATACAGAAGGCAAACGATTCACGGTGACAAAGTCATCGCTGTTAATCTTGTGATCATTTGAATTAATAGTAAGGTTACCCTCAAAATATTTTCTAGATAAGATCTGAGATCTGTTTGCATTCCATACCACGACATTAGTTATTGTTTCCATTTGTACCTCCCTGTTTAACAATACCCGATTTAATTAACTGAACAGCGGTTCTACCGAACCAACCTTGAAGCTGCCAAGCCAAGCCAGTGTCAACTAAGTGTTGCCATGCCTCTATGACCTGCTCTTCGTTAGCTGGCTCTTCAAAGCCCTCTGCTATTCCTACCGCAAGATAATTATGCATCATGCTGCCTCCCATGTTTCTAATTCTAACAAGTCAGCATAAATTTCATTCAGCAGGTTTTGAGTGATCCAATAAGCATCTGAATCAACCCAACCATCATGCTCACAAGACTGATATCTGTAGCACTTGATATAACCAATCATGTCAATTGCCTTATCAGTAGATGGAGTCATTGCATATGCCGTTGCCTCTGCAATGTAGGCTTGGATTTTTTCTTTGATTGTTTCTTTGTCCTCTGCCTCATCGGGGGAAAAGAAAAAAGAGAACCAACTATCCGGATACCTATCCTGCAAGCTTTTAATGTTCTCCTTAACTAGAAGATCAACAACCTGCTCTGTGTCGTAACGCATTATCTGACGAGCAACTTGGTTATACCCAAGCTGCCCACCGCCTACACTGTTACGGTACTTTACGATTTTACCTATCTGCTTAGGTGATACTAAGAATGCACTCATGATCTACCCCTGTTTATTTTAGTGACACTGCCAACGCCAACATACTTGTTGTATTGCATGCGTCTTGCAATCTCATTGGTTAGATCAAGAACAAGGTTCTCAGCCTCAACAGGATCATGCATTGCGGAAAATGGTCCGTCTGCACCATGTTGCTGCCAGTACTTCCTAGCCTCTGTTAAATTACGCTCGGCTCTGACTAAAGCATCCTCTAATCTTTCAAGCTCCCAAAATTTATGCCCAGCTTGTTGACCCACATAGTCGCCATGCATAAAGATTCCATTTGTGTTAATTTCCATAGTTTCCTCCTTTGTTGAAAATTGACTAAGACGCCTCACGGCGTTTCGATCATTAAGATCTCATCAGTTAGTCTGTTAGCCGTGGACCTTTTGTAACGCTGTCCCTAGCTTCATGTTGGCTGCTTGCTTCTTTGAGATAGATTGATCCATCAGATCAAAGTAAAGCTCATCAAGGTCCCACATCACCTCGTCAAGATCTTTGGCGGTGAGGTCCTTAATTTTTTTATTCATAACATTGTTAAAAATTTTATTCTCAGCCTTGTTAAAGATCTCAAGAATCATTGAGTAATAATTTTGATCTACAAAGGTGGCATGTTCCTCGCAGTGGTTTTTTAATTCCTCGAGGCGATCTGCTGTAGCATATCCATTGTCTAAGATCTGCTTTTCAACGTGATTAATTTTTTGTGTTAAGTCCATTAGTTTTCTCCTATATTGAATTTGACTAAGACCTCCTCGATTCGGGGAAAAGAGAAGGTTTCGACCATCTAGGTCTCATCAGTTAGCCTTTGCGGATATAGTGACTTGGATTTACATCCTGTCGCTCTAAATATCCCCTAAGTTTTTTTACACACTCCGGTCCTACTTTCCAGTGACCCATGTTGCCAAAATCATAATTTTCCACATGATCGTCATCTTCTTCATGACATATCGTATCTATCTGACCATCGCAAGAATGTATGTAAAAGGATTCTTTGTCCGACGCATTTTGTAACTCTTTGTTACATAGAATGCACTGATCGTTGTCGTCATGAAATGCAAGCTTGGGAAGCATTGGACTAATCTCAACAACTGGCTGTGCAAAACCAAAAATTTCTTTGGTTGCTGGTGCCGGATTATTAGCAAGCTCTTCCAGCTTATCAAGGAATAATTCTCTAATGCGAGACAGCGAGTCTGATTCGGGGCACATAATTTCTTTACCCGTGAATTTTTTTACAAGCTCCTCAATGTCATCGGTTAGTTCTGCATAAGCATCACTGGTCATTGAAAGATCATTGTGATCTTCGTAGTATTCAAAGTTTTCAAATATTTTGTCTAAATTCATAGTTTTCTCCTTTTTAAAATTTGACTAAGACCTCCTTTCTCGGGGGAAGAAAGAAGGTTTCGCTCAATCAGAGCTCATCAGTTAGCCTTACCTGTAGTAGCTTTCAGAAGCTGGTGACAAGAAGCTTGGTCTGTTAAGACGCTCCATGTACTTGTTACCGCCCATCAAGTTAGTACGCTCAACCATTGGCTCGTTCTCGTAGAAGTAATCGTAAGTAACAACCTCTGAGCCACACAAACCTTCGTACATCTTAAAGTTACCGTTGTGCTCTGAGTCCTCACGGAAGCCATGCTCACGGGCATAAGTTACATCTCTGTCATACAACTTGATGTATTTATTCTTAAGTCTAGTCAAAGCAGCCTTAGCAGCTCGCTCTGTGTTCCACTCTTTGTAACCACCGTAAGATTCCATACCGTATCTCTTACCAGTAGCCTTATTAAATATTACAAATCTATCCATAATTTTTCTCCTATGTGTTTATGAATGTTTGGGGACCATCCCCGCACTAGACTCCCCGAAGGGAGTTTCGACTCATTAAGTCTCGTCAGTAGTGCTAGCAAGTTTGCGGTCAACCCTCTTTTTGAGTTCTTTAGGGCTGGTTGCAAAAATAGCCATTTGAGGAACCTCGTAGTAAGACTGCACCACATAGTCTGCGTTGAAGCTATAGGTTCTGCTGACCTTAACTTTAACGCCCCTGTATAGGTAGTCTTTGAAGCCGCCCTGTTTGTCTTTGCTTAATGGATAATTCATGTTTTCTCCTATTTGATTAATTGACTGTTTCATCCTTTTGGAATCATCAGAGGGACCACCCAGTCCCTTACAGTTACCACTCTGATTTTGGATTCGCCTCGCCGCTTTGGAATTCTGCGGGTCATTAGGTCCCTTCCTTAGTTAATTCAAAATACCTGCTAAGGTTCAGTTCCTTGTCTTGAGTTAGAGACTGCCAAGGTTCAGTCCCATGGGGTTTTAAGATTAGATATATGTGTTGTGCCCGCCCCCCTGTGTGTGTTTACGTTGTCTCATATGTATACATATTATACTAATGGATGGAGCCGTCAATACTTTTTGCAAAAATAATTTAATTAATTTTTTCGAGGTGTAATCGGGGGAAAAGAAAAAGACGATCAATCTACTTGAATCATTAGCCTCTATATAATACCTTTACCTAATCATGGAGATAACACAACTAGATATGAGGCTAACGAACTTAGAGAAGTCGGTTAAGGAAATTATTGAGATGGTTTCCATACTCCCAAGGCTGGAAGAGAGAATGATCTCACAGAAGACCAACCTTGAGGACCACGAGGCAAGACTAAGGAACCTAGAGAAAAACCAAAGCAGGAACAACATGTTCTCTTCTTGGATCGAAAGGATAGTAATAGTAGCCATCACTCTAACACTAGCAGGTGGATTTAAGATTCTAACTGGAGCCTAGTTATCTTTTTCAAAAAGAAAGTCGAAGCGACACTTGATCGCTTTGCATATCACCCAAGCGGAACCATGGGACTATTGTCTATAAAGGGAGAGACCTTTTGGACAGCCGAGCGTCCATGGATGAACAACCAAAGATCTATTAGTTGTATCCCGTCCGGAACCTATCAATGTAAAAGATACTCATCTAAAAGATTCGGCGAGACCTATGAGATAACAGACGTACCCAACAGAACTTATATTCTTTTCCATGCTGGTAACTATCCAATAAAAGATTCAGAGGGCTGCGTGTTAATCGGGGAAGAAAAAATGGGGGACACAATTGCAGTATCAAATTCACGTAAGGCAGTTAATAGATTTAGGGAACTACTAAAGGACACCGATGAGTTCACAATTACAGTCAGAGAATCAACTCCTCACGACTGGTCGTAATAAGACCTGCGTAAGCTGCGAAGAGACCAAGGACGAGTCACGGTTTGAATTGTCCAAGGGATATAGAATTAATCTTTGTCGACGGTGCCGTTCGGCGGGGAAAAGAAAAAAGATCAGCCGCAGTCCATATTCCTATATAGCACACCTCTTCTCTCATATATGCAGTAAGAGAAAAGACACCCATGGTTTTAACCTAGACAGGGAAGACCTATATAGGATCTACGAGAAACAAAAGGGACTCTGTGCTATTACTAACATGAAGATGACTCACATAAAGGACGGCAAGGGAAAGCGTCAAGAAACCATGGCTAACATCTCTATAGACAGGATAGATAACTATGGACCCTATGCTCCGGAAAACATCCAGCTTGTGTGCTTCGCTGTGAACATCATGAAGCACACTCATAGCATGAATGAGTTCCTTAAATGGTGTAAACTTGTAAGTAAAAACAACTAGGTGAATTATGACTATTAAAGACAAGAAATTAATGCAAAGGAAGCTCGAGTTCGTAGAGCATTTCTTGGTGACAAAGAACGCAACTGAGTCCGCAAAGCGATGTGGGTATTCAGAGAAGTCTGCATACAATCAAGGCTATCGATTGATGAAGGACGATGATGTGCAAAAAATGCTTGCATGTGAGCTAGAAAAGAGCAGAGAACGCAATCTAGCAGACTCTGACGAGATCATAGAGAGGCTTAAAGAGGAAGCCCTAGGTGATATCCATGGAGCAACAGCAGGATCCCGTGTGAAGGCTCTAGAGCTGCTAATGAGGCACTTTAATATGCTGGATTCCAGTCAGAAGGTCGAGCTCTCAATGAAAGATTCTTGGTTCGACAATTTAGATCTTGCCAGCTCTGATTCCTCTGATAAAAAGAATCACCTTAATTAGGCGATGCTCCGTCAAATGCTCAATAAAGTAAGTGCTCACTATCGCCACATCGCACTCAATAGGGGGCGGGGGTGCTGGACAGGGTACCTCATATACATACACACACTACACTCTCCCTTGTCTTTCCCCCATATAGATATTTCAGGGGGGGAGTAGTTCCTAGGGGGGCGGGGTTTCTTTAAATATGGAAATTGAAAAAAATAAATTTCAAAAAATTATAAAAACCTTCAAAGCGAATCTCAGCATTTACGCTAAGAACTGCCTTAATATTATTGACAAGAATGGTAAGTCCGTACCGCTTGAATTTAATCCAGCTCAGCTTGAGCTTGACAGAATGATTAACGAGCAATGGGCTCATCATGGCAGGGTGAGAATGCTCATCTTAAAGTCCAGACAGACGGGTATTTCGACCTACTGTCAGGCACGTGGTTTTTGGAAGACAGTATCGGCTCAAAATCAGAACGCCGTAGTGGTATCTCACCTTAATGAATCCACCAAAGCTATCTTCGGAATGGTTAGATACTTCTATGATAATTTGCCACATCCGTTAGTTAAACCAGAGCTTAAAGAATCCACCACCAGTTCGCTTCAGTTCACCCATGGATCTAGGTGGCGTATTGCGACGGCGAGAACCAGCGAGGTCGGGCGTGGTTGGACCACCAATTATTTACACGGATCTGAGGTAGCCTTCTATCCAAACTCGGATATTATCCCGGGGTTATTACAGACAGTGCCTGAGGATAACTCAGAGATACTTTTAGAATCTACCGCCAATGGAGCGGGGGGTTGGTTCTATGATGCATGCATGAGAGCCCTAAGGGGCGAAGGGGAGTGGCAGGTATGCTTCATTCCTTGGAGCATGATGCCCGAATACCGCCGCAAGGTTAATGAATACTTTGAGCGTACACCCGAGGAGGAGGTGTTAGCTAATATGTATAACCTAGACAACGAGCAATTAAACTTCAGGCGAGGCAAGATACAAGACCTCGGAGGCGAGGATCTATTTAGGCAGGAGTATCCTATAACCCCGCAAGAGGCGTTCCTCACAACAGGGCGTGTCTTTGTGGAACCTAAGTGGATTGATGCCGCATACAATGAGTGCTATTCCCCGACTTGGCAGGGCATGGTGCGAGGCAATGAGTTCATAGAAAGTAACAATGGTCCGCTAAAAATTTTCGAGCATCCAAAAGCAGATTTTAGGTATTGTATTGGGGTGGATGTTTCCGAGGGGCTCGAGCACGGTGACTATTCCTGCGTTCAGGTTCTGGACCACATGGGCTATCAGGTGGCGACATGGCACGGGCACATAGACCCGTTTGACTTCGCCGAGGTGATTGCCGCCATAGCGACCCACTACAACAAAGCTTGGACCTTGGTTGAAAGAAACAACCACGGACTTACAACCATCAGGAAGTTACAGGACATGGGTTACCCTAATCAGTATGTTGAACAATCGGTGGATGATGCCTACGTGGATCGTTTGACAAGGCGAGCGGGTTTCTTAACCACCAGTAAAACCAAGCCGTTGATCATAGACAACCTCACACATTTATTGCGTCAGGGTGAGTCAGGCGTAGCTTGTGTTGATTTAATTGACGAGATGCGTACGTATGTAATTGATGCACGAGGTATTACAAATGCACAACAAGGGTGTTATGATGATAGAATCATGGCATATGCTATAGCACTGTTTGGTTTAAACTCCATGCCAAGGAAACAGAGAATACAGATAACCAACAGACACAAAAGAGATTTTATTTAAATGAGCGAACTAGATAAAAAAGAAGTAGCCCCAGAGGGCATAGCGATGGCTGGCGACAGCGTCGAGATGGATGACCCGATTATCAGCCTAGGGGGAGAGTTAAAATCTAAGTACTATGAATTCAGGGATGCAAGGTCCGACATAGAGGACGACTGGGTAGAAGACCTTAGAGCATTCATGGGTCAGTACGACAATGATACCCTAGCGAAGATCAGGGAGAAGGGAGACAGATCACAGGTCTATGTGGGTCTTACCCGAACCAAAGTGCTAGCCGCCTATTCAAGAATCACAGATTTATTATTTCAACCCGGTCAAAGATTTTATTCAATCGAGCCTACCCCCGTTACCAAACAGCCAACCGTAGAAAAAGAACTTACCGAAAGAGCAGCCCTAGAGATCATGGAGGCGGCTCAGGTAATCGATCCTATGATGGTTGATGATTTAATTCAGGCTAGATACAAGGAGCTTGTAAAGGAGCTGGACGAAGAGACAGACATCCGTGTTCAAAAGATGCTTGAGGTTATTAACGATCAAACATTAGAAAATAATCTTGAAGGCAGTATGAAAGATGCTATTATGGAACAAGTGATATTCGGAACAGGTGCCATGAAAGCAGGCACATTGAGAATAGAAAGAAATCACAAATGGATTAATTCCGAAGAGGGATATAATCTAATATACGAAGAAGAACCTATGCCGGAGATGGAGGCAGTTTCTATTTTCGATCTATACCCCGATCCATACGCAACCTCCATTGACGACATGAGGTCTATCTTTAGAAGGCACATACTCTCACGTGTGGACTTCCAACAACTAAAAGACTCACCCGGATTTAACAGCGACCTTATTGAAGAGTGCATTCAGATGAACCCAGAGGGCAACCATGACGAAGAGCAGCACGAGAAAGACCGCAGAGATATAGCTAATGTTAATGAGTACGAGACAGACTCAGGTAAGTTCGAGGTACTAGAATTCTGGGGTAGTGTTAATGGCTTTGAGCTAGAAGAGCACGGCATTGAGTTCGCAGAAACAGATGACCTATCACAAGAATACCAGTGCAATATCTGGATGACAGACGACAAGATTATTAAAGCACAATTGAATCCCCTCCCGGGAGGCATCATTCCTTACTTTATTTTCCCGTACGAAAAGAACCCACATGTGTTCTGGGGAACTGGCGTACCTAAGATGATGCGTGACTCACAACAAACAATGAACGCTGCTACAAGGATCTATTTAGACAACGTGGCTTTATCTTCAGGACCTATGGTTGAGGTTAATACCGACATCATGGCTTCAGGTGAGGACCCAACAGATCTATATCCTTGGCGTGTATTCCTTAGAGAGGGCGGCGATGGTAACCAACCCATGGTTAGGTTT